TACGCCTAACGTGGATCGTGCAGAGATTAGATGACTGACGGAGCCACCCTGCTGTCGGCTACTTTTCACCGGATTGCTCCGGTTGCCATTTGCGCTTCCCGACGATACGCCGCGCACCCACAGGCTGGCTGCCCCGGTGTGGGTTTAAGGTCATCTTGCGCGTAGTTTCCCCGACCAAGATGCCCGAGTGGTTAGGCGTGGTGGGGTGGTTGACAGGACTAGAACAGTCCTTCAGACTTCCATCACGCTCAAATCGCAAATTAAGCGTAAGGCAGCCCCCCTGCCGCGTCAAGCCCCCATCGTGTTTCCCGATTGGGGGTTTTTCGTTTCTAGCGTCCATTAACGTCCTTTAGGCGGCTTTACAGCCCCGGCTTTAATCTGCCACAGCCTGGCCGCAGGGATCGCCCCTGCTTTGACCCATTGGCTGACAGCACCTTTCGTTACCCCAAGTGCCAGGGCCACAGCCTGCTGGCTACCGTATCGTTTGATGAGCTTGTGTATGTCCATGCTGTGCAGTCTATCCGCCTAAACTTTTTTTGCCTAGGGTGTTGACAGGATTGTTTAGGCTGCTAAACTGGCCTCGTTGATAGATACAACCCACAGAGAGGAACAAGTCATGTATTTGAACGATTCGCAGATTGAAGATATGGCCGGCGCCGCGGTGAATGCTTATGAGGTTGCTGCCGATTGGAATGCCGCAATCCGTGCCGCGCGTGAATACGCCATTGACGAGTTTGGCGTAAACCCTAGCAAGGGTGCCGTGTTGTTAGCGGTCAAACTTGCCAAGGTTCGCTGGATTGCTATTTCCCAGGGTGTGCGCCAGCAGTTGCTGGCCTAACCCATTCCACAGATAGGAGAGTCGTATGAAAGCCCAACAAGCCAAGATGCTGGCCTCACAATCGGCCATGTATATGCACTACAGCCACAGCCACCAGCTCTGGCATCTGTACCACCTCGAGAACCTTAACCGCCCGGCTGAATACATCAGCCCTCGGCAGTTGCGCGAGTTTACGATCCCCGAGTTCCAGCGCCTGATTAAGCTGGTGCGAGGTGGCGTATGAACATGGAAGCTGACCTGGCTTATGCCGTCGAGCGTCTGATCCAGATGATCCTGCGCCTCGATCCTCAATGCCACCAGGCCGAGCTGTTGGCCGCGGGCCGCCTGCTGATGCAGTACGAGCAGGCCCGTCGAAATCAATCACAAGCTGCTTGACACATCCGTTTAGATTGCTAAACTACAAACCGTTGACATACACAACAGGAGCAACAGATATGCGTAAAAACAATTTATTCTGCGCTTTTGGCGAGTTCTACGCCCTCGGTAACCGATTCGAGGCGCGCGTCGAATACAGCCAGGATCTCGAGGGCTTTGTCAGCCTTGAGGGTGCCGACATTATTGGCATCTATCTCGATGGCGATAAGAAGCCAACCACCCTCAACCATGACATTCAGATTGACCTGGATTGCATATCCGATGGTCAGCTCGAGAGCCTGCGCGAATTAGCCGAGCAGGACGCCGAGCAAAGCGGCCCGTGGGATGACGGACGATGAGCCGCTCACCCTGGCCGCAATTTATCGGTTTGATCATTTTGTTTGCACTTGCCGCCATTAACGACCCTTGTGGTGACGGCGGCTGCACCCCACAAGAGGAGCGCGCAGCTCATGGACGATGACGATATGACCTGGTGGCATCAACAGGATCTCGAGATGCAGGAACGTGAAGAACAAGAGCGCATAGAAGCCTGTAACAAGGCATTAGCAGAACTTGATGAAGCATTGGCGGCTCTCCGCGCCGCTCTCACAGAACTAAAGGAAAACAACGATGAAGGTATATGAAAAGATTGCGGCGGTCACCGCCGAGCTGTCCAAAATCGGAATCAGCAAGGAAAGCCAAAATCATTCGCAGGGCTACGCTTTCCGCGGCATTGACCAAGTTTATGGTGCGCTGTCGCCGCTGCTGTCAAAGCACGGCCTTTGCATCTTGCCGCGCGTCAAGGATCGGCAAGTTATCGAGCGTCAGAATCGAGCAGGCACGGCGCTGTTCTACGTCACGCTGACTGTAGAGTTTGACTTCGTATCCGCCGAGGATGCCAGCAAGCACACCGTGGTCACAATCGGTGAGGCGATGGACTCGGGCGACAAGGCCAGCAATAAGGCCATGTCTGCGGCTTACAAGTACGCCGCCTTTCAAGCGTTCTGCATCCCGACCGAGGGCGATAATGACGCTGACGCCCAGACGCATGAGGTGGCTGCCAAACCCGCCTTTACGAATGATCCTCGAGGCGATCTAGGCAAAGAATTTGACCCAGCGCGCCGTGACGAGCTTGTGAAAGAGTTTCGCGCGGCGTTTGACCTAGACGCCGAGGAGAAAGACATCGCCCTGGCGGTGCTGGCCGTCCATGAGCGCGTCAATTCCGACCACGACCTGTATATCGCCGTCGCCGACGCCATGACGGCCAAGGAACGGTCAGCCATCAAGAAGTACATTCAAATAGCAAAGGAGCAAAACCGTGCCTGATTATGACCCGAACCAAAAAGGCGTTCTGTTCAAAAACAACGCCAAAGGTGACAACCCGAAGCGCCCCGACTACCGCGGCTCATGCGTGATTGACAACGTAGATTTCAACATCTCCGCGTGGATCAAGACGAGCCAGAAAAGCGGCGATCGGTACATGAGCTTGAAGTTTGAGCCAAAGGGCGAAGGCAAACTTTCCCGCGGTGGCGAGCCGCAGCGCCAGGCCACCAAGAAGCCAGAAATCAACGAGGGGAATTGGGATGACCTGGACACCCCTTTCTGATCTGCGGGTGTTTGTCGGGTGGGATAGCCGCGAGGACATCGCCTATCAGGTGTGTCGCAAGTCAATCTTGCGTCACGCCTCCATCCCGGTGGACATCCAGCCGATTAAACAGTCAGAGCTTCGTGAACATAATCTTTACTGGCGGGAGTTTGATCCGTTCTCGTCTACCGAGTTTAGTTTCACGCGGTTCCTGACGCCGTATCTCGCCGGATACAACGGGTGGGCCGTTTTCGTTGATTGTGATTTTTTGTTTCGCGGCGACATCGCCGGGATATTGGATTACGTTGACGGAGCCAAGGCGGCCTTTCTTGTAAAACACGATTATCGGCCGACCGAAACCACGAAGATGGATGGTCAGGTACAAACTGTTTATCCCCGTAAAAACTGGTCGTCGTTTATGTTTATCAACTGCGGGCATGAGCAAGTCAAGGCTCTGACGCCCGAGGTGGTGAACCGTCGATCGGGAATGTATCTGCACCGCTTTGAGTGGCTGTCCGACGATGTTATCGGTGAGCTGCCCATTAGCTGGAACTATCTCGAGGGCTGGCATACCCGCGACCAATGCCCGAACCCGATCGCCGTGCATTTCACCCGCGGTGGCCCCTGGTTCAAGGATTGGCAGGATGTCGAGTATGGCCGCGAGTGGCTTGAGGCCAGCCGGTGAAGCGGATCTTCCCCAAGGGAACCACAGAGCCGCAGATGGTGGCAGCGGTGGCGCGCATGGTGCAGGGGCTTGACCCTGCCCGTGTGTGGTCTATTGAAGTAACCGAGTGGAAAAAACCGAAAACCAATCAGCAGTCGCGGTATCTCTTTGGAGTGGTCTATCCCATGATCATGGAGGCGGCGGGCGAGAGCTTAAGAGGCTTCACTCGAGACGATCTACACGACTTTTTCTTGGGGGAGATCTGGGGGTGGGAGACGATAGAAGGGTTTGGCAGAAAACGTCTGCGGCCCTTAAAACGAACATCCCGCATGACCAAGCAAGAATTCACCGAGTACCTGTACGGCATTGAGAACAAGTGCATTGAGATGGGAATTGGCCCGTTACCCGAGCCGATTCACGTTGAGGATTAACAATGCCCTTCTCCATCATCGTGCCGCGATTCGTTATTGATGAAAGCTGGCGGTTTACCAAGAAAATTAAGATGGGACACCGCAACGATGGGAGCGATGGCAACGCAGAACAACAGCTCGTTGGGGTGATCGGCCAAAACATGGTCAACCTGGCGCTGTGCAAACCCTTGATGGAACATGACACCGGGTTTGATGGTGGCGTGGACTTTGAGGCTTTTGGGATGCGGTTTGACGTTAAGACGATGGGCCGCACTAGCGAGCCAAAGCCGAGTTACGTCAACAACCTGTTGCGATCACAGATCAAATTCAACTGTGATGCGTACCTGTTTTTGAGCTTCAACAAAACTAACAGCGAGCTGACGTTCTGCGGGTGGATCACCAAGGAATCGTTCCTATACCGCGCTACGGTGTACCACAAAGACACGGTTCGAGAGCGTAGCGATGGCTCGTCGTTCAAGCTAAAAGCCGATACGTTTGAGATTGAGAACCGACAACTTAATCAAGATTTCGCCAACTGGCCGGAATTGGTAGCCAGCTGGCATAACTACGCAACGGAGCTGTTATGACGTTACGCAAACAAGCCAGAGGTCGAGCTTGCATGGTGCGCCTCGAGGGCATATGCAACCACAATTCCGAAACGGTAGTGCTGGCCCACATAAGATTATCAGGGGTTAGCGGCATGGGATTGAAGGCTGACGATGCTTTAGGCGCCTGGGCGTGTTCCGCTTGCCATGACGCCGTAGACCGGCGCTCACATACCGACCGCGATCCGTTTAACGTGCGCCTTGCTCACCTTGAGGGCATGGTGCGAACCATTGCACAACTACGCAAAGAGGGATTGATATGACCCGCGACGACATCACAATGCCAATTGACGGATTAGTTATCAAACAGCCCGAGTATGACTGCCCTACGCACGGAACCGTTGTTAGCACTATTACATTTAGCCGTGCTGATACCGGAACCATGCGGCGGTTCTGCATGGAATGTTGCTTTGACAAAATGGTTGAGATTGGCGTGTGCGAAGTGACGGAGAAGAAGCCATGACCCGCGACGACATCATCCGACTGGCGCGAGAAGCGTTAAAACACGATCCTGGCTTTGCAGCGTGGACGTTATCCACGCCGCATTTAGAAATAATTGTGAACATGGCAATAAAAATTGAGCGAGAAGCGTGTGCCAAAGTCGCTGAAGCCTACGAACCGCGCTGTGATACCTGCCCAAGCGGTGTAGCGACCGCCATCCGTGCGAGGGGCGCATGAGCTTTATGGTGGATACGCCGTACACCACGGCCTACATACGAAACGAGTTCTTATATGACCAAGAGCAGGGCCACGGAGACTTCACGCTGGCTACCGTCCTAGGCTTCAGAGCGGAGCCAATGCGCGTCCCCATGTTCAGCGTCATGCTCGAGTGTGGCGCTATGTGGGCAAGGATGCCCATACACGCGATCTGCTCCAAGCCCTGCGACCCGCTACCGCTCGACATCTGCGTGTGGTGGGACAGCTTTAGCCGGTTCTGCGAAGTGCGCGAAATGCAGTTCCTGCGTAACCACCGCGTGAAAGCAATCGGGCGAGATGGCGTCCAGCGTCCTGGCGTGTACCAGTTTTCGGTGTTCTGGGCCAACGGTGGATGGTCAGAGATCCCCGACCAGAGCAAAGATCATCACATCATCGCGTTAGATTCCGGCCAATGGATCGCATACCCGAACAATCGCCTGTTGTGGGTAGATCCGTCGCATATTCGAGGGGAAGTCCCTCGAGGCTGGAAGTCACCCTCGAGCAACTACAGCGTGGAGGCTTTGCCATGAGATGGCTTATTGACCTATGGCGTAAACTCAAGGCTAACCGTGACCGTGAATGGCGCTCTGTGCCATATCCAAACTGGCGCTGCTCACGCGGAGGGCGAGACATATGGTGAACGACGAAGATGAAGCATTTGAGCTGGAGCTAAAAGCCGCTCCCTGGGGTTACGGGCAACCCATCGACATCTGGTTTGTCATCGCCCAGCTACAGCGCCACGGCCTTCACAGAGAGGCTAAATGGCTGCTCGAGGAGTGGGAGATCCTGACCCTCAAATAACGGGTGACGGGTCGTCTAATGGCAGGACACAGGGTTTTGATCCCTGTTATCTAGGTTCGAGTCCTAGCCCGTCAGCCATATACAGCGCGCGCTCATCTTGGCGTCGCTTGACCAACCCAGGCAGCACCCGCCCGCCTGCCTTCGTCCACTTCATAAACTCGTCGGCGGCGTCGTCAAACTCGCCACGGTTAGTTTTCATGCGTAGGCTAGAGCGTTGCAGGTTGCCAAGGCCGACGTTGAAGGCAAAACTCACCAATGCGTCAAACCGGCCTTGATGACCAACAGCAGCAGGGCAAAGTCGGGCCACGCCGCGCTCAAACCGCGCAAGGTCTTGAGCAAGGATAGCGTCCACCTCGTCCATCGTGAGGCTGCGATCCCAATTATCGGGTATCGATAAATCCCGTCGTTCTGCAAACGGCACCTTGGCGTGGCTAGGATCAATAACGTGGCCGACCCCGACCGTCCATAGCAGGGCCGGACACCGATAAGGGCGCGTCCTTACGCCCTCATGATGTTTAATCATGCGGATCGCGGCAGGGCTGACCTTCACTTTTTACCGAAAGCCTGCGTACCGAACCAGAAAGCAATGATGGACGACAAAATCAGCATCTCGTCATCGCTAAATACGTTTTCCATAGCGATCGCAAACGGGATGCCGGTGGTGTAGGCATACCAAACGCCCGCGATGTTCAGCGCGACCAGCTCCAGCACAAAGATGTAGGTCACAACCGGGCGCACCGAGGCACGAAGGTTGATCATCCATTGGGATGCGCCTTTGCCGATCTCAACGTCGTGGCTATACAGCGCCTGACGTTCCTCGGCAGCCGTTTGCACCTGCACCTGCTCTAGTTTGATTTCCTCAACCCGTGCCTGCGCGATAAACCCCCGCTCTGCAAGGGCTAATTCACGCTCCTTTTGGGCGGCGACAAGGGCAAGCTCATGCTTCTTGTCCTGCCGGTCTTGAAAGATTTGCAGGATCTTGGGCAGACCACCCGCGAGGAACGACAGGAACGTGCTAACCATCGTCATCATTTGCTTGCCCTCACTACGTCATCGCCCTTGGTGACGGTCACATGATCGCCCTCAACGTCTACTCGCATGGGCTGCTCTTTGCGATCCAACCGATCTAGTTTGGCGATGAGTTCCTTAATAACCTCAAACTCGGGCTTTTCTTCCTTTTCCACCGTGCCTGCGATGCTGGCGAGCATGGAAATGAGAGCGGTCAGCGAGGCGCCGAGCAAACCCATCACAGCGGCGATCTTGTCGCTATCCAGCGCAAGGCTAGATAACACACCAATCACCACGATCGCTGTAATGTATTTTAGGCCGTCCTTGCCGATAGCCTTACCCGCGACATCCTTGGCGCTGCTGTGAGCCTCTAGGCGCTGCAATTCGGCCTGTATCTGTACCTTTAGCAATTGGATGTCGGTAGGTTCGGTCATTGCTGCAACGCCTGCAAGAGCAACATTCCCATGCTGCCGAGTGCGCCAAGGAGGATGAGGATAATTGCGCCGCCTACCTTCAACATGAGCTGCTCAAGGCGCTTCAGTCGCGCATGGATCGCCTCGTAACGCACCGCGCAAACATCAATGTGGCTCGTCACGGTCGTCTCTAGCTCTTGCACCGTCGTCATTGCTTCGTTTCCTCTACCTTCGGCACTTGCAACTCGGCCTGTTCCTTGATTTTCAACATTAGCGGCCAAGCGCCTACCTTGGTCGGCAGGTCGCCCAGCACTTGCAGGATGGCGTTCACTTCCTCAACGGATAGTTCCAACTTAATCATTCTGCGCTCCACGGCAGCGGCTTGGCGACGGTCGGCGGGTTAACGAGCATATCCAACTCACGCGCTACGTTCGCCTCTACAGCGTCCTTGTCCACGCCGTTTGCCCACACCCAGCCCAGCACATCGGCTTCGGTTAGGTCGGGATACGCCACGAAGTTATCGCCCGGCGAGGCAAAGCCCATGCTGCCGTAGTTGGATGCCGTCTTATCGCCATCGCTGGCCGAGCAACGGTAGGCAGCGGTCACCACAACGTCGGTGTGCGAGCCGTCTTGCGGCTTAACGATCATGCTTTCAATTTTCCAAGTAGCCATTTAAGCCTCCATTAAATTACGGGCCAGCATCACGCCACTGACCAGTTGAATAGAAATACAGTTTGTTGTTGGTCGTATCTACGACAATCGGTGCCATGCCGGTGATTGCAGTCGGTGTGCCGGTCGGCGTACCCGCGCAAGTCGGGACATACAAGAATCCATCTGTGGCGGTGGTGGCGAGGGCTGCGCTGGCTCCTGCGACGATGTTACCGGCAGCGGTAATACGCATCCGTTCGGTGCTTGCCGAATAAAATGCAAGTGCTTGATCGGTAATAATGTTTGACAGCCCGCTTTGATGCCCAACCCAAAGCGTTGAGTTAATGCCGTCTGAAGTTCGGAACGAATAATTTTGACCGCCAGATGCATAGTATTTAATTACCGACAATCCGGCTTGAGTTGATGCGCTTGTTGTGCCTATTCCGGTATAGCCCGCAAAATAATTATCCGCCGTCCCGTTTGCATAGAAGTTCCAGCGGTTAGAGCCAGAGGCGATGTTGCTGTAGAAGCCGAAGTTGTTGGTGGCTTCTGTTAAACCGCTTGACGCAAAAAATCCGTACTGATTGCCAATGGTTGAACCAGCGCCTTTTGCAACCGGATTAGCATAAAAGTGCAACTGGTCAGTCAATGTAAAGGATGCTGCCGCCGTACTAAAGTTGGACAGAAATCCGTATGCAGCAGACGTTGATCCGCTAGGGCTTGTCCCGCTGCTTGCAATTCCAATAGATGTATTGCTGCTTGTCGGCAAGGTTCCTTTAATTTGTGTTTTGACGTCCGCATCCGCCGTCCCGCCGATCCCGACGTTGCCGGAGGAGTCAATGCGCATCCGTTCGGTGTAAGTTGTGCCGTCAGACACTGATATTTGACCAAACGTCATCGCCGCATCTGATGGCGCAAAAGACCGGAAATCCCCCGACTGAACGCCAAAACCTGCTTTTGAATTGCTGCTGCGGAAAACAAACAACTTTTGAGCGGTAACGTCGGTGCCTAAATCTAGTTTTGCTCCCGGCGAGGTTGCGCCAATACCGACGTTGCCAGCAAAGTAATTGTCAGCCGTACCCGCCATATATACGTTATAGCGGTTGGTACCAGATGCTATGTTTCCGTAGAAACCATAGTTGTTGGTGGCTCCGGTGAGGTTACCGTTAGCAAGAAAACCGTACTGATTTGTTACAGTTGACCCTGCGCCAAAAGTATCTTGATTTGTTCTGTAATGAACCAAATCCGATAGGGTAAATGATGCGGCTTGCGTTGAAGGAAAAGTGTTAAACATCGCCGCAAGCGTAACTGTTCCGCTTGGTATAGTGCCTTTTTGCGCCAAACCGATAGAGAATCCTAAATTTGTAGGATATGTGCCAAGTACATCAATTTTGGTTTCAGCCCCCGGCGTCCCGCCAATTCCGACATTGCCCGACGTATCGCTAATAACAATCGCCGCCGTGCCGTCTTTTGCTTTGACGTTGGTGACTTCTACGTTGGTAGCGTCTACGGTGGTGGCGTTGACGTTTGTAATATTTGCCGTAACGCCGTTCATGGACGCAATAGATGCGCCGGTAACGGTCAGCCCTGTTACCACAGCCGTGCCGACGTTAGCCGACGCCACACTAGCTCCGGTCGCCGTCAGCGTTGTTACCGTGCCTGTGGTGATAAGCGCCACGCCGACGTTGGCAGAGGCGACCGAGGCACTAGTGGCGGTCAGATTGGTGACGGTGCCGTTGGTGACAACCGCTGTGCCGACGTTGGCCGAGGTGATGGACGCACCGGCTGCGCTCAAGTCGGTTATAACCGCCACAGCCGCGTTTGCGGAGGCGGTAGAGACGGTGGGCAGGTCTGACTTGCCCGTAACCGCGAGGGTGCTACCGAGCGTTGCAGCGCCCGTCACGGCAAACGTGCCGCCGACTGATAGCGCCGAGGTGACCGACACATTGGCTTGCAGGCCGGTGTTGCCCGTAACCGTCAAGGTGCCGTTGATCGTCGTGTTGCCGAACGAGTTGGCGGCATTGATCATCTGAAAGCGGGTGCCGTCGTAAATCACAACGACAATCTCGCCCGAATTGATGTCGCCAGCGGCCAGCGCCGTGCTGCCGTCGCGGGTAATGGCTTTGGCTCCAAGGCCGTCCACGTTCAGCGTCACCGCGCCTGTGTTTGCGCCACCAGCCACAAAGTAGAACAACTGACCCGCAGCGTAGGCGGTCAGAGTGGGCGACATCGTGCCGAGAACGGTGTCGGTGCCAGTAATGGAGATGAGCTTGGCGACGGTGGACTGCACTTGCCCGAGGTTGGCGGCGTCCCCGATCAGCGTACCGTTAGCAAGGCCGGTGATCTTGTTGCTGCCCATCGGGATGTTGGCCGTAGGCGTGGACTGACCGTCCTTGGTGATGCAGTTCGTTAAGCCCGAGGCAAGGTCTGCCGTCAGGGCGTTAAAGACCGTCGCCGAAATGACGGTGTTGGCAACAACGGGCTGACCCGTTGAGTTGATGAGAAATGTGCCGGAACCGTTGAAAGACATTATTTATACCTCGGTGATGGCATAAAGAGGGAAAACACTAGAATTAAAAGGCTCCAAGCGTGGTTGCAAATGGCGTCGGACGTTCTTCCTCTCCGTAGATGCCAGCACCTGCTCGTAATGCCACAACCAATGCGTCACGCTCTTTTTGCGATAGTTTGCGCTTAAACTTTTCTTCAAATTCCTGGATTTTTCTTTGAACTGGCAAGCCGCCCGTCATTAGTTGGCGCGCCAATTGAGATCCCTTTGACTCGCCGTAAAGCGGATACGTTAAACCGCCCATGACATAGCCAGCGAGCTGACTTGGCGATTGCCTGCCAGTTTGCGGTTGTCTGTTTGTGAAGGTTTCCGACGCTTCCATCGAAATATCACGCATTGGGCCACCGCCCCTGGCGTACTTGCCCTTTGACTGCGTTGCTTCACGAACTTCTAACGCAAATTGAGAAGGCGTAAACCCTTCCGGCCTATTTGTTGCGCGATAAACCGCGTTCTCTACAACCTTTTTATTGACATACTTGGCATCAATTGCTCGCAAAGCGGCGCTTACATCTGGTGGAAGCTGCGACTCTAACGCTTCAGTAATTTTGCTTTCGGCGTTTTCTAGCAAGTCGTCAGCTTCGTACAGGTTTGCGTTCGGATTTTTACGCAAGTCACGAATCTTGGATCTGACTCTTGATCGTAAATCTAACAAGTCATCGCTATTAACGTAACCGTTACCCGCTTTGGCTTGCTTAACAAGCCTTGACATTTCGTCATCCAAAAACTTGTTGACGTAATTACGCGACGGCCCTTTAACCGGCGCATTTGGCGGCACTACTAATGCGGTTCGGAGTGGTTGATTGCCGCCTTGCGTTCTAACAATTGACAGCTGAATTTTTGGAAATCCTTTGGCAACGTCATACGCTTGACTGTATGCGTTTTCCAAATCTTCCATCATTTCTTGGACGCTTTCTTTTGGCGTAATCTTAAATCCTGGGGGAGCTGCCTCTTGCGCGATAACGCCCTGGGTTTCTCGCCAACCTTGCGCCCGAGCCTTGGATACTCGCGCACCAAAGCCAGGAATGCCCATCATGGCTTCTTCAATCATTGCCCAATTGCTTTCTGGATCTGCCTGCCCTGGCGTTAAGGTCACGCCGCGGCGGGACAAATTTCGCGCTGCGTCAGTTGTATCAACACCGCGAGCAAACAGATTGTATGCGCCGCCAATGGTCGGAACGGCCAACGATGTTCCAGCGCCAAAAAACGCGCCTTCCTTGCGCTGTCCTGGGCCGGCTGTAATTGCGCCAGATAAACCGCCTTCTGTAATTGCTCGAGTAACTGGGCCGCCATATCCCAAAAATTCAAGGCCAGCTGCGCCGGTTCGACCAATCGGGCCAAGGAACGGAGTTAATGCGGCAGTTTCGCCGATGAACTCGCCTGTAGCGCCTGCTGGGCCTTGCGTAAACGGGACGTTTCGCTCAAGTCGCTCGGTGGCCTTTTCGGTCGGCACAATGCCCGCCATTTCACCTACGTTGGTGATGACGTTTTGAGTGCCTGCGCCTACGCCCATCAATGCGCGAACCAGCGGATTAACCTCACCGCCAATCGTGCCGGTTTTGGGGTCGTACATACGCGCTTGCGGCGTTCCACTTGGAAGCGAAACCGGCGTAGACGCGGTATGCGTCATTGCAAGCTCCGTGGCTCGCCGCTGTTCTTCTTCAAAACGCTTTTTGAAGCGTTCGATTTCTTCTGGCGTAAAATCGTCCATTAACGCCCCCTTTGGCTTCGCAGCCAACGCTGATAACGAACTTCATCGTCATCAATCTTTTTATACGGAATCAAAGAATCTTTGAATGTTGATTTATAGTCATCAATCAACGAATCATATTCGTCAATCACTTCAAGCTGTTTACCGCGAATAATGTTACCAATTGCTACGCGCGCTTGCGGGCTGTTGATAATTTGCGGGAACATTTGCATCAAGATTGCAGTTTCTTCTTTAGTAAATCCGCGAGCGCCGCCCAAGGCTGCTTGCGCTGCCATTACCAAATCACTTACCTGCGCGTTAAACGCTTCTGTGTTACTTAAAGTTTCTGGGGCAATCTTCAAACCGATGCTATTTAAGAATTGACCTGCGCCAACTGCGGTTGGAGCAAGAGATCCTGTAAACGTGCCTTTTTGCGTCAACCGATCCAGGTTGTTCACAGCGCGAATGATATTGGTAGCTGCATAAGCCCTCGGGCGCATACTTCCAATTTCTTTCAAGATAATTTCTTGACCAACTAGGCTTCCTTTATCGCCAAGATCAATTTTGAACGGAGGTTGCGTCGTCGTTTCCTTGGAAATCGCAGCATCCCAAATGGCAATACGCGGATCGCCTGGCTTGAATTGATCGCGCTCGCTGACCAATTTCATTAGCGAACTGCCTGCCGCGGGCTTGGGTGCTGCAGTTACAGGTTTGCCGCCCATAGTGACGGGCGTAGCAACGCCATCCGTAACATTTAACAGTTGATCGCCAAATTCCATCGTTTGCGGTTTTGGCTGACGAGACAACATCAGCTCTGCATAACGCTGCGCGCGCGGGCCGCCCGTTGCCATTGCTTGAACAAGGCGATCTTCGCGCTCTTGCGGAGTTGGCATCACCGTCTGGGTGACAGGCGGAGTGTATTTGCCGGCCATCTCCATTGGATCGCCGAACATATCGGGGCCGGTGACTTGGGTCTGCGGGCCAAGGTCACGGCGCAACGCCTCAAACTCGGCCACATCGGCTTCACGGGCCTTGCGCTCGGCTTCCTCTGCCTTCTCTCCAATCTTCTTGGACGTATAGGCCGACAAGATGCGGGCCAGGGCGTTTGTTGGCGTCGGCATCGCACGGAACCCCTGGTAAGTCGGCGACTCCGGCTCTTGCATAAAAGCCTGTTGGCGGAGGACTTCGGCTAGTTGCTGCTGACGCTGCGCCCGCAGCATCTCCTCCTCATACGGCGACGGTGCGCGAAATACAGGACTAATCTTGGCCATAGTCAAAATCTCCTCGGTAACCGCCTCCCTGCGGGGTCGTCAAACCCGGCGACGAGGGCATACGCGGTCGAGATCCCATGCCGCCCACCTGCGGCGAACGCCCCATCAAGCCACCCGCTCGAGGCATTCCCATTTGCGGCCTGCTCATGCCCATCTGCGGGCGCCCGGTCGGCATACCCGGCTGCGGTGACGTCATGGGGCCGTTGAAGTTCATTGCCTGCGGCGGCACACCTGGCGCTGCGTTAGGCGTCGGCTGCGAGAAAGCCAGGCCAGGCACTTGGCGCATGGCCATATCACGCTGCCCCGGCGGCGCGCCGAGGGACGTATTGCGCTCCTGCGCTGCCAGCATCTGTGCAAGCTGTTGCGGCCTGCGATCGGGTGAGTATCCGTTCATGCTAAACCGCCTGTGTTGAATGGCGTGGTGGTGCTATATGTGCGTTTTCCGACGTTTTGCGCGTTTCGCGCCGTTTGTCGGTTCATCATTTCGCGCATCTTCAGCAGATCTTGCGGGTCAACTGATGCTGACGGCGTTGCCATCATCGGAATCGCTGCGTAATCGGTGTTGACCGCTTGGTTGGCCTCCTGCATCGCCAACATCTGCGCGAGCTTCTGTGCGTCGGTGCGATCTTTGTACGTTTTGAAGTACGGCATATTAGAGCGCCCCGTAGTTGACCATCTTAAAGCCGCTCGAGTGCGTCAGTACCGCTTCCGGCTTGACCTGCTCCACTTCGTCGGCCATCACGCCAATCTGACGCTCGCCGAAAATATCGTAGGCGTAGATTCCGATGCCGAGCGAATGCGTACCTAAACGCACAATGTTGGACTTCAAGCGGCGATCGGAAGCCATGATGGCTGCGCTGCCAAGCGATCCCGCCAAGTTGAACAAACCGCCTGCGTTGGCTGCCGCTTGGTTTGCCGCGATGCCATAACGCTGCATTGCTGCTGCGTCTTGCGCCTGGCCGCCCTGGAAGATCGGCGCGGGAGCGACGGTGACGCCTTGGTAGCCTTGGAATTGCGGCAGAGCCACCTGACCACCTGACAACAAGGCGCTGATCTCGTTGATCGGCATTGAGCGTATCGCTGCCTGTTGCGCGAGAGCTTGTTGGATGGCCGTATTGCGGAACTGTTGCTGCGCGATGCCTTGTTGGAAGGCTTGTTGTTGCGCGGCATTGATGAAAGCTGCGCGTTGAGCGTCTTGCGCGAACCGCTGCCCAAGGGCGGCGTTGCGAGCTTCTTGCTGCGTAACGGTTTGCCCAAACAACTGCGCTTGCGCTTGGTTCTGCGCTGCCTGACGCGCCAGTTCTTGCTGCATCGCTTGTTGCTGCGCTTGGTTGTAAAACTGCGCGGCTTCTTGCGACTGACCGACCTGTTGCGCTTGGCGAGCAAGGTTGGCCTGTTGTGCGGCAAGTTGTTGCTGGAAGTTCTGCCCTGCGGCAGCGTTTTGCAACTCTTGCACGTTGACGTTCTGGCCGAAAAGCTGCTGCAACGCTTGGTTGGTCGCTTGGTTTGCGGCCAATTGACGCTCGTAGTTTTGCGCGATGGCTTGGTTTTGCAGTTCTTGGGCCTGCTGCCCCATGCCAAATTGCGCCATCAACGCTTCTCGGTTGAATTGACCTGTGCCGAGTGCCTGCTGATATGCCTGTTGCTGCGCCTGATTTTGCGCCTGCTGTGCAGCGAGGGCTTGGTCAAAGTTCTGACCAATGGCCTGATTGGCAGCCTGTTGCGCTTGTTGTTGGGTGCCAAACGATGCCAGTTGCGCCTCGCGGCCAAACTCACCCGCTTGCAAACGCTGCTGGAATGCTTGTTGTTGAGCTTGGTTTTGCGCGGCTTGCGTGGCAAGCGACTGTTGGAGGTTCTGCCCCAACCCGGTGTTATACAGACCGGCTTGCTCCATGCCCGCACCAAAGCCCGAGAGGGCGGCTTGGTTGGCGAACATAGCGCGAGATTGTTGTTCGTTAAACGCCTGCTGACGCGCTGCTTGATCAAGGCTGATGCCCTGCGCGGCGGCTTGCAGCAGAAGGTCGTTTTCCTTCTGCATCTGTGCGGCCATCGCGGAGTTATACGCCTCACCACCCGGTCGCAGACCTTGGTTGATGAGTTGCGTTTGTAACGCTTGCCGTTCACCCTGCAACTGCGGTGACAGACGCGACAGGATCGCTTGCTGCGCCGTCATGCCGGCGTTGACCGGCCCTTGCGGCAGGTTGCCGATGTCAATTTCGCGTTGCAGTTCTGGCCCTTGGACAAACTGCTGCGCGTAGCCAAACTGGCCTTGCTGCGGGCCACCGGCCACACCGCCAACGCCTGATAGGTCAAGTCCTTGCAGATTTAACCCTTGCGGGCCTGCACCGGCTAGACCAAACATTCCGGCAAAGAACGGCATCTGCGAAACCCGGCTGACGCCCGAGAGGTCAGCGCCTTGCAGTTGCGGTGCAGCAGGGCCGCCTTGCGCCACGCCATACGCTTCGGCTTGTACGGGCAACTGTGCGCCCTGCACGGCGACGTTGGCTTGCGCCATCTGCCCCGGCCCAACTTGCCCCGGTAACGCTTCCATGCCGTATTGGCCGGTCGGCGCATATGAGGCTGTCGGTGCTGATCGGATGCCCTGCTGGGCATAACTGATGTCGGTATATCCCGGCGTCTCTTGGCCAGGCAAATACCGCTCCATCGGGCCAGAGTAGCCGATGGTGTAATCAATGCTCGGTAGGCTGCTTGTGTCAAACGGCCTGGCTACCGGCAAATCTTTAATGCCATACGCAGCGTTTTTAGCTGCTAAATTTAACCAGTAATCAGCAGCTTGCTCTTGCTCAAACGCCATCTGACCTAGATCGGTCAGTTTTTGCGTGATGGTCGGCTGTTCAATGTAGGTAGTAAATGCTGATTCGTCCGGCGCTTCACCTGCCATTTCGGGGTTGGTGAACAACCGCTGCTGGTAGGCTTCCATCGCCTTGTTATAGGCGTCTCTGTCTACCGTTGGCGTCTTTTGCCAAGTCACCGTCTGCGACCCGGTGGGGCCGTAGATGTTGGGATTGGACATATAGGCCGTTTGCTTGGCTGCTGCCAAGTTTTCGGCTCCTTGCTGCCGCGCTAACGCGGCGTAATCAGGTGCTGGCGGTGGCGCCGGTGATCTTTTGCCCATACCGAGGCTCCAAATAACGACACTTGTCTGGTGTCTGCGTCATAAAAACAATGTCTCCATCGGGTGCGGCGTTTTTAATCCGCGCTTCCTCTGAAAACCCCATTTTCGTGACCAATTTGAGCGCGCGGGTATGCTTGCTGCTGATTGGCCCTATGATCTTATCAACATTTGCGACGTTATAGGGATAGTCATATACCGCGGCGAGGTATGCCGGGGTAATCTGATCCCAAGTGATGTGACAAACGACCGATCTGCCGTTCCACATCTCATAAACCGTACCGGCAACCAGCTCACCGTCTTTCTCGAGGCCAATGGCGACAGAACGGTCAGCGTGATAGCCGCCGTCCGTGCGCGACATGACCCAATGGCCCACATGGGGGCCGTTTACGATGCGCCAGCCCATCCGAGTTGATAAACAACGTCCGTTGATGCCCATTCCAAGGAGACGTTCTTGCTGGCGCTGTTGAAAACCAAGCCGCCGCAGTAACCGATGCCTTGGATACCTACGAAATTGTTAGTGATGATGAGATCCGCACCCCACACCGACTGATTCCACAGCCCAACGTCCCACAGCCCGTATTGCGTTGCCACGAACGACAGCGCGCCAAGGTCGGCGTTGGTCTGGAAATCCACGTTCATGCCGATGTTGATGGTCGGCTGACCGTTGCTATATAGCGTCGGGCGAGCGCGGGTGAAATACTTGATGACGCCTCGCGTCTCAAAGTAATTAAACGCCTGCAACGCGCGGGTGTTGATGGCCACTCCATCATCATTGAAACCAGTTGTGCCAGTTCCTGTCGTCCAAGCCTCGGCAACATAGCCGTTACCGCCGAAATACGGTTTATCGTTGAGCAATGCAAAGCAGTTTGCCGCCCATCCCGTAAATCGACACCAGGCTTTTGTGATGTTGTTCATCACAAATTGCTCTTGGTTGCCCGTGCTAACCGGCACGTTGACGATAAGAGCGTTATTCAGCGGGTTGTATAGCAATGCCCAGCCAAAACTGGACTTGTACGTTCGTGCCGCAGCTGCAAATGCGCCTTGGATTTTGTCCGACAACGCGACCTGCGGATCTAGTCGTGACGATTGCAGCGCCGACGCAAACGGAATCAAGCCGTCAAGCGTCAAAATCAGCAAATCGCCGCCGTATTTCTGCACACAACGGCGAGAAATGGGAGAGCCAATGATCCAAACACCAATCAACGCCCAGGTAGAGGCGCTTGAGGGATCGGTGCCGCGGTAGACGATGACTTCGCCCTGATCGGTAATGAAAACGAGGTTGTCGTCAACGCCATAACCTGCGTCAATCGTCCATGACGCCATCGCAATGAGCGTACCGCCCAAATGAGCGACCGAGGACAGATCAAGCACTTGTGCCGCACCACCCACCGAAGCTGTCGGCAAGTACCACGCTTTGAGCGTGTTTTTCTGAATAAACCACATCCTGTTTTTGAACAGAGTGGGTTGAATTAAATCAGTTGTCGTGACGCCCGTAATGGCAGGGCTGGATGCGCCGTCAATCGGCGTCCAAGTGGTACCGTCAAACAGTAACGGCTTGTCAACACCGTTGGCGGTATACAAATATCCGCCGCCCGACGTTGTGATGTTGGTGAATTCCCAGCGACTGTTAGAAAGGCCGGTGACTTTCGCAGCACCGACCGCCCCTGCCGAGGTGACGTCATAGATGTTGCCGCCAACGACGGCATACATCTTATCGTTTGTGCCAGCGTTATAGACGAGCAGGCTTTCTACCTGGCCCGTCATGCCGGTGGCGTGTTTGGCATAACCTCCGCGCAGCGACACGCTCGAAACGCCTGGGAACAGGTTATCAAGCGTTACCGCATCAGTCGGCGCCATGTTGGCGAGCGAGTCGCGGGCGTTCCAGCCACCGACAGGCGCCGGTAATGACGCCACGTTGTTGGTGGTGCGCTGGATTAGCCGTCTGCGAACGGGCGACGCCATTATTGGCTGTCCGTGCCGTAGCCGCTATCGGGGATGTTGTCGTAACCGATCAACACCGTACCCGGTCGCGGGGCAAACGAGAGGTTGGCGGCAGCGGTGTCTTGCGCCACAGCCGTCTCAAACTCCATCAGATAATCGCGGTACAGCGCCGTGGTATCAAAACCCTTGGCCTCAAAATACTTGAGCTTTGTACCCAATACCATCAGGCGATCGGGGTAAATACAAGTATCGTTGTCGTTTGTGAAACTGTTTTGCGGGGTGCCGTCAGGCGCGTATGCCCAGGCTTTACTGCGATACTCAAAGCCGAGCAGCTCCCCGCCGTTCATGCCCGGCCAAATCTGGAAGTATTGACCGAGCAGACGCCAGCGAATACGCGGGCCGGTGCTGATATATCCCGAGAGCAGCCATTGCCATTGCTGTGGCGACTCTGGGCCAAGCATCTCCCATCGCTTGCTTTTATCCCAATGGGTGCGGTTGACCGACGAGCTGTAGTCTGCCGGCAGCGCGTACTTTACCTTTTGAAAGATAACCTGGCCGCCAACAACCGTCTCCGTGACCTGATAGTTCAGCGTGACGCTCGTAGCACCGACAGAGGTGATGTAAGTGGCGTTCGGAATGCCGACCCCTTGCACCTGATAGGTCGTGTCTAGCCCCGCCGTAGAGGCAAGCCCGGTAATCGTGGCGACACCGTTGACCCAATTCCCCGTCGCGGTCGTCGCTTCGGTGTAAAAGGTGTAAGGGCGCGTCAGCTCTCGCCAATCAGCACGACGGAGCAACTCATACCCGCAGGCGTTCATCAGGGCCAACAACTGCACAACGTCCTGGCTGTTGTTGCCCGCGACCGTGGAGGGGGTCGGAATACCGAGTTCTTGCGTACACTCGGTGATGAGTTGAACCATCGTGCTGCCCATACTATGCCTCCGTTAGTTCTTTCGGCGGCCGCCCTCTTTTCGGCTTATCCGCCACCAGGGACGCCATCTGCGCCTGCAATTCAGCCAACTGGCGCTTGGTTTCCTCAAGCTCCGCATTGTTCTCAACGCGGTTCTTGCGGTTCAAGTATTGGCGCGCTCGCTCGCGCAAGCCGACGCCACCCATGCCGATGCGCTGCAACTGGCCATCAGATGCCAGGGCAAGCTGCTCGACCGTTAAAAACTTAAGAATGCTCAACTCCGCGATCTGATCGCGGTTAATCTCATCAGGAGCGTCCTTCTGCCATTGCGATAGCGGGGTGCCGATCTGCGCTGCGGCGTTCTCGTTCTGGTGCATTTGGAAATACAACCATTGCCGCGGGAAACGCTCTTTGTGATCGTCGCGCACCGGCTGGTCGATCACGTTCGTTTTGTCGCCAGGCGCCTGGATTCGCACATACGGATTGCCCTTGTTGGGGCCATCCTCGCGCAAATAAAACTCAACGTGCAGTTGGGCGTCGGCGTTGTTGATGTCGCTATCTAATGCCATTGTCTTTGCTCCTGTGGGGATTACAGACTTACTTCGTTAACCGTCAGAATCACGGCGGGTATCGCCGGGTAAACTGACGTTGCTGACGCAGCAAGCAGAACCACGTTTGTACTGTCTGCCGTCCACATCAACTCCACATACTGTCCCGCAGTAAGGGACAGCATAAAATTCCATGAGGCAACCGTTTCTGCGTCGTTGCCTTTGATGCGTAGTGTACTCGCAGAGTCAGGCACATTGGTGCCATTGACTCGCGGCCATATCCACACCTGTTGGTCGCCGCCCGAGGTGTTATCCACTTGTGCTGAAAATTGGATGTCGTACACGCCTGTGTCGGCTACTACCACACGCGAGGCAGGACTGCCGATGGACACGCCGTAGGCGGGCGTAATGGTCGTAAATACAACAGCGGTGGCTTCGTTAGCTGATGCAAGGGTTTGCGTCGGAGTGGCTATTAGGCCGCCGTAACGCTTCTTTGGCAGTTGCTTATAACCTTGCAGCGTCACCCATGTCGTGTTGGAGGTTGCCGACAGCAGCACAGAGCCACCGGGCAGCAACTCGCTGCTAACCGCACCATTAATCGTACTATTCGTGTCGTAAGGGTAAACGGTCAGTACATCGCTGCCCGAGTTGACGATTTCAATAGTCTCGCCCTGCTCGGTCTGCGGCAATTTCACGCCCGTTCCCGAGGTGACGTTGTTGTAGACGAACGTGAGTTGCGTGGCATCGCCTGCTGACGTACCAGCAGCCGTCACCGCAGCATTGCCGTCACCGCAAATGGAGACGGTGGATAGGCCGTTGATGCCCGATCCAAGTACGCGAGAGGGAATAGCCATCAGGCTGCCATCCGTTCGTGACGCACTCGCATGATCTCGGCAATCAAGCCGGGGCCACGCGCATCCACGTTGATGTCGCCCATCACCTCAAAGAGTTTCTGGAATTCGTTGGCTTGCTGGGCCATTGCCATGTTGCAGTTGAACTTCTTGCCGGTCGGGCCGCCTACCCATACGTCAATTGCAGGGCCGGTGTGTTCGCCCGTAAATCGCTTCAAGCCATCTGCCCGGTTGCAGCTGTCGTAACCGTACAGCACGAAGTTGCGGAACCCGAGCAGATAGCCAATGTTGATGGCACGAAGTCCCGATGTCGTCCCGCCACCCACGGCGAGCTTGTTCGGGCCAATTGCCTGCATCTCGGGGCCGTCTGCCCAGGAATGCCACAGCCATACGTTTTTGCCTTTGAGGTAATCAAACGTGACGGGTGGGCAGCGTGAGGCGACGAGGTACACGGTACGATCGTTGGCCTTTTGGATGCCGCTAGTGCGGTCACGCGGATCTAGATTGACCCACAAATCAGGCTGGATGCCGTTCTCGCACAGGAAGTCATGCGCTGCCTTAATCGCCACGATGGGCCGACCGGCTTTGCGGTGCGCTCTGATTTCCTCTACGAAATCGGGCATAGACCACCCACTCGCCACGCACACGAATGTTCCATCGTGCTTGATGGGAGTGGGCGTCAGTTCTGGTAGACCACGGCCAAGCGCCGAGCGGATGTTAGAGCAAAGCTCCTCCGCCGTACCCGCCGCCTGAACCGTGATCTCCAGAGGCTGCATCGTTAGAACCCGACAACGCCCGTGGCGATGTGCGGATAGCCCGCGATGCAAGTGACAGCGGAAGCCGAAGCCGCCGACGTCGTGGCCACAAGGCCCGCCACCAAGCCGCCCGTCACGGTCGCGTCGTCAAGGACGCCGCCCGTGGCAGTCGTGAACAACGGCACCGACGGCTCGCAAGCCGTAGCGACGTTGACACGCGGCTTACCGCCCAACTGCACCCAGCCGTAAGAGGCAGAGGCAATGGACACTTGAGCAAAGCCAACAGCCTTGCTACCAGCCGAGTTGGTGGTGGTCAACGGGACCACGGAATCGTCTACGCGAACGGAAACCGCCGCGTAAGCCGCTACCGCAGAAGCCGCCTGAACGTACACAGCCTGCCCACCGTCGTCCAAGTTCACGGTCGTGCCGAGATTGAACACGGGAGAAGTGTCTACGTTGCCGAGAGCCACGCCAATGACACCAGAGGTAGAAATTGCCATTTTCGTGTACTCCTTAAGCGATCAACACGCCTTGGAACTGACTACCCGAGCAGGTCAAGTTACCGGCCCAGCCAATCAGTTTAACAATGGCGTCTTGGTTGACGGCCTGCCGCTCGCCGCCGATCGGCACAAAGTTACGATCTTTGTGCGGGCGGAAGTGCAGGTACTTGGTGTTGAGGAACCACATATGGTTCGCGTTGCCAGCACCGCTGTTGTACGTTGAGGAACCGATACCACCGTCCAACACAACGTCGGACGCCATACCAGCACCGTAGTACTTAAGCGACGCAAAGCCCGCGCCAGCGAGGCCCGAACCACTCTCGGTAATACGCTGGATCGCCTGAAGCGATTGCAGGTAGAAACGATAGTAGTTGTTGTCGGCCACGATCAGGTCAGGCTTGTCGGTGCCACGCACCAACTGGACAGCGAGAGCGTCCAT